CAGGCTTCATTGGTTACATCGACAACCTAATCGACACAAACCGTCCAACTCTATCGGCTTTCTCTCGCGCTGCACTTCCAGCTGCAGGTCTAACCGTTGAGTATGCACAGGTATCTTCTAACACCATTGCAGTTGGAGTTCAGTCCCCAGAGAACGAAGAGCTATCCTTTGGAAACCTAGTAATCGATTCAGTTTCAGCTAACGTTGTAACTTACGGTGGCTACACTTCGATGTCCAAGCAGACGATCCAGCGTTCATCCGTAAACTACCTAGACACCGCTCTACGCGCTCTATCTATTGCTTACGCGAACACAACCAACAAGGCAGTCGTAGATCTAGTGGAAGCACAGGACTACACAGGCAAGCGTTGGGACGTTTCAGCTGGAACTTCCGAGGCTCTTATCGGTGGACTAGCAGACGCTTCTTCTTACATCTTCAAGGAGACCGGACTACGCCCAGAAGCTATCATGTGTGGAACCGGAGCTTACAAGTTCCTTCTACAGGTAGCTGGCGAAGACGGCCGTCCAGTAGTGCTAGTAAACGGCGCTGGAGTAAACAACATCGGATCAGCTAACATCCCAGGTCTATCTGGTCAGCTATTCGGTCTTCCAGTAATCGTAGACCCACAGATTGCAACCAACCGTTGCTTCGTGGCTAACAGCGCAGCCATCCAGACTCTAGAGTCCGCTGGCGCACCTGTAAGACTATCCGCAGATGACATTACAACATTGACAGATTCAATTAGCGTTTATGGATACATGGCAATCACCATGCCATTCTCGGACGCTCTAGTTGTTCTAGACATCGTTTAATAGGTCTATAAATGGCAGTGACGTTGGCAGAGTTCCAGGCTTATGTTGGAACCGATGAAGTAGACTTTCCACAAGAATGTCTCACGTCGGGTCTTGCATTAGTGACTAAATACATCGGTGCAGTGACTACCGTTCCGGTATCACTTAACGATCAAGCAGTCCTAATTACAAGCTCGGAACTCTTCCACCGTCGTTCCGCTCCTAACGGAGTTGCTCAATTTGCAAGCTTCGATGGTGCTCCCATCCGAGTAGCTAAGGATCCTATGAACGCGGTTTACCCGTTGCTTCAAAGATACGTAGGCTATGCAGTATGAGCGAGATCAACGCCACTAAAGTCGAGTTCAAACTTGAATTAGCGGACGCAGGATTGAACGTTTTGGAATACATCCCAGAACGAATCACTCCTCCAATCGTGATCATAAACTCCGCACAGCCTTACTTGCAGACAGCACAGTTTGGTGAGTGGAGTCTAGGACTTGAAATAGTAATGGTTGCTTCAACCGCTACTAACAAGAAGGCAACAGAGAACCTAGATCAGCTCATCGAGGATGTTCTAAACGCTATCGAACCATTGAAATACGTTCGGATAACTTCGGTAAACCAGCCTTACAATCTACAAACAAATAACGCCGAGTATCTAGCAGCGAACTTGTTCGTCCAGCTAGACATCACACTTTAGAAAGGTAGCCTCATGGCCGCTTCAACAAGAATCAAAGCACAAAACATTATCTTCAAAATCGGAGCCACAGATTACGCGTGTGACGCTAACATGGTCGAGCTAACTCTAGGTGACGCACCTGGCGATGTTCAGACTTTTTGCGAAGTTCGCGTAGGCGGAGAATGGGCACTTCAGCTTGACGGAATTACATCTGGCGAGGACACAAGCCTATACCGCGTTCTATGGGACAACTACGGCACCGAGGTTGCATTCGTAATTGCTCCTAACGGAAACACAACTCCAACCGCTGACACTCCTCACTACGAAGGTGTTGCAGTATTCAACGAGCTTCCACCTCTAAGCCTAAACAGCAACGAGACAGCTACGTTCTCTGTGACTCTTCGCGTGAAGAACACTCCTCACGATCCAGCTACCAACAAATACTTCGGAGTAGAGATCGTAACAGCAGCCTAATCATGGCCGATGGAATTAAGGTCGCTGGTCTCAATGAGGCCATACGAGCTCTTAGGGCTATTGGGGTTCCGTCCGCTGAAATAGGCGAGGCGTCTCAAGAAGCCGGGGAGATTGTAGCTAACACAGCGCGATCCTTAGTTCCGGTCAGGACTGGAGCACTCCGGGCAACTATCAAAGCTAAAAAGATAGCTAGAAAAGTTGTAGTTAGTGCAGGTAACAATACAAAAGTTCCCTACGCTAACCCGATTCACTTCGGATGGAATTACGACAAGGTAAACCTGCAAGCTAAGAACATAAGACCAAGACCGTTCTTTAGTAATGCTTTGACAAGAACAAGGCCACAGGTCTACCAGATTTTCTTCAAGAACTTAGATAGACTGTTTCAAAAGTATTCAAACCGTAAACCATAGGAGAACACAGAATGAGCAATTTTGATTTTGAGAGTCTAACTCTCGAAGAAGTAGAACTAATCGAGAACCTAACAAACACTGGTATCGATGACGCTTTCGGTAATGGCAAGCCTAAAGGCAAAGCCTTAGCAGCTTTCGTTTGGGTAGTCCGTAAAAGGGACAACCCTAGTTACAAAATGGAAGACGCAAAGAAGCTAAGCCTAAAAGAAGCACTAGCTATGATCCAGGGTGAAGACACAAAAAAAGAATAAGAGAGCTATCCGCTAAAAGAATGGCGGAGTTTTGCCTGGCGATGAATATGCAACCGTCGGAATATAAGGCTCTCAAACTGAACGAGTATCTAGCGTTCATAAAGGCTTATGACAAAAAGAGGTAAATAAATGGCTGGAACTCTAGCACTAAACGTCGAGATTCTAGGTGAGTTCTCAAGGCTTACCGCAGCTACTAAGGGAGCAACTGGACAGCTTCAAGGATTACAAAACACAGCTAAGTCAATCTCTACTGGTATGGGCAAAGCCTTCGCAGCCATTGGTGTTGGATTCTCCCTAAACTTTCTAAAGAACGAGCTCGAGCAAGCGGGCAAGGCAGCCGTAGCAGAAGCAAAGTCAATGGAGATTCTCTCTATTGCCATGAAGAACACCGGAGCTGCAACCGGAGTTACTGTAAAAGAAGCAGAAGACTCTATCAAGAAGATGTCGCTACAATCTGCCGTAGCCGACGATCAACTTCGCCCGGCATTCCAGAAGCTATTCATAGCAACTAAGTCAGTCACAGAATCAAACAAACTTCTCCAGGTAGCTTTGGACACATCCGCTGCAACTGGTAAAGACCTAGATTCAGTAACGCAGGCTATGGCTAGATCCCTCGAGGGTTCAGACACAGCTCTAAACAAATTAGTCCCATCTCTGCAAGGTGTGGATGATCCCCTAAAGGTCTTAGGTGAGACTTTCAAAGGCGCAGCAGAAGCAGCAGCCAACTTAGATCCATACCAAAGAATGAACGTTGCTTTCGGTGAGATTCAGGAGTCAGTCGGACTTGCTCTTATGCCAGTTCTAAATGACTTCGCAACTTTTATGGTAGAAGCCGTTCCAGACGTTCAAACTTTCTTCGCTGAAATCATGGATCCAACGACTGAACTTGGAGACGCCTGGGAGAACGTGGCAACTCAATTCAAGAACACCGCTGATCAGTTCTCTAATCTTATGGAGGTATTCTCCGGTGGAGAGTTCAATCTTCAAACAGTTCTTGATTGGGTAACAACTCTTACCGCTGGATTGGGACAGATAATCTTCTACTTTACTTACGTAGCTAAAGGAATGAAGGCTCTTCTATCTGGAGACTTTGCAACTGTAGTGGACATGAGCCTAAACTACGGCAAGCAATACGCAGCTTTTGTGGATTCTCAAAACAGAGCTCTCGGTTACAGCACTACAAATGGAGTAAGCCAAGACTTAGCAATCCAACAAGTAACCATAAACGTAAACAACGGCAACGTAACAGCCCAGGAGATAGCGGATAAAATAAACCGCGGTAACAGATCAACCGGAACTAACTTAATACGCTAATGATTCCTAACTTCAAGATTGACGATAACCTAAAGGTCGAGTTCTTAGTTCCCGACGCTGATGGTAACTCTTTCATTCTTGGAATAAGCCTTCTAGATAGCACAGACGTTCTGGGTGGGTTCGGCGAGTTCGTTATCAATGTTTCATTACTTGGTGGAGACGATGTTCTAGCACCTAGCTCCGGGCTAAAATGGCAAGAAGTGTCTTGTTCGGTGGCAAGCGCAAACATCTCTGTCGGTGGATCTCTACAGGATTCAATTAACTTCCAGCCTTCTCCAGCAACGGCAAACCTTACTCTTCAAAGCTTTGAACTTGACCCGACTAATAACAAGAACATTCGAGCTTCTACCAAGATTAGAGTTCGATTAGAAAGCGATCAGATTGACCGTGTCGTCTTTCAAGGATTTATTGACACAATCGACGTCACTTATTATCCAGACGGACTAAACCTAATTCAAATTGTGGCCTTTGACGCTTATAAGTCTTTGGTAAACTCTCGCTTTGCAGTTTGGGATACCACAGCTTTTGGAACTCACATTCACGTAGACGAGACCTGGGAGCTTATCGGTATCTTTAGCGGCTTAGGTCTATCTGCCGAGTCTTATCACGTGGGCGGTGTAATGCCAGTTCAGAATGAAACTAACGTTCTAGTAAGTTCTATAGTCAATGACGCTCTTACAGTTGGAAACGGTTTAGTTTGGCTAGATCAAGATACAGAAGAGCTAGTGGTTATTCATCGAACGGGAGTTCAAGCTGGAACCCCAACCACCTACGTAATTGGAAATAATCACGGAGACGATTA